TAAAAATTACACACACGAGGAAAATTTGACTTTTTGATAGAGAGTTTTTGAGATTGGGAAAAAGCGGGTGATAATATGGCAGGTTATGAGTTGTCAGATGAGATAGACAGATTAAAGCAAGAATTTTCAAAGGCTGATGAAGGTAAAATCAGATTAATGGAATCTCTCATTGAACAGGCTGCTCATGAGAGAATCTTTCTAAAAAAACTAAATAAACAGGCCTTGGATAGTGGGTTAATTAAATTTCATCCTGATAATCCTAAATTACAACAAGTTTTGCCAATATCGGGACAAATTGCAAAGCATTCTGCTACTCTTACAAACATTATGGACAAACTCATGAAGCATTTAGCAATTGAAACGGATGATGATGATGACGAACTCGGAGAATATGAATAAAATATTAGATTTAAGAAATGAGTATCCAAACTCATTTCTACTTGAATATATAGAAAAGTGCAAATCCAAAGATATCATCATCGGTAACGAATTAATGAAAATGCTTGATATATTAGTAGATCATTTTAAGAATCCTGAAATAAGATTTGATACTTCAGAATCTGATATCAGAATAAAGTTCATAGAAAAAGAATGTAAACATTATGAGGCTCCTTTCGCAGGGAAGCCTTTTATTTTGACATTACGACAAAAAGCCTTTATCGAGGCTTTATATAGTTTCAAGATGTTTGATGAAGAACCTAACAGATGGGTTAGACTTTATCAACAGTATTTGTTGCTTATTGGAAGAAAATGCGGAAAAACTCCATTAGTTGCTGCAATGGATTTAGCAGAGTGGTTTTGTGGAGAAATGGGAACTAAAGTCCTTTGCTCATCTAATGATTATGAACAAGCAGATTTAATGTTTCAAGCTATAGATGCTATGAGAGAGGAAAGTAAAACTCTTGAAAAAGTAACAAGAAGAAATATCAAAGGAATTTACTTTGGTAACAAGAAACAGAAAAAGAAAAAAGGTAAGTTTAGTAGCCAAAATAAAGGTAGTATAAGAAAAATATCCGCAAAAACAGGAGCAAAAGAAGGTAAAAACATAAAAGTAGGTTCTGTAGATGAGGTTCATGAATTAAAAGATGATAGTTCCGTAATGCCTATTCGACAAGCTTTATCTACACAAGATGAACCAATTTACGGAGAACTGACTACAGAAGGTTTTACAAGAGATGGCTACTTAGACGAAAGGCTGAAAGAAGCAAGAAAGGTTTTGGCTGGAGAACTCGACAGACCACGCTGGTTAATATGGTTACATACGCAAGATTCAGAAGAAGAGATTTGGAGAGATGAATCATCATGGGTTAAAAGTAACCCAGATTTAGGCGTTATTAAGAAATGGAGTTTTCTTCGTGGCATGGTAGAAGAAGCCAAAACAAGCTCTGCAACTCGGGCATTTGTATT